AGCACTCTCAGGGTGAACTGCAATCTCGCGAGCCAGTTGCAGCGTTGCAATGCGCTCTTTACTTTCACGATCCAACGAACGGTTCTGTGCATCCGCCATAGCGTCAACCGCACGAACCTTAACTTCTTCTTGCTTCGCCTGAGAATCCAGCATTTTGGCTTGCGCAGTAACCATGCGCGGGTCTGGCGCGGGCGGCTGCGGAGGCGCGAAGAGCGATTCAGCGTCTTCAATGCCCAGCATATTAAGAATCCGCATATCAATGGCTTTAGCATCGTACATGCCGGGGTTAGCCGTTTGCATCTGCTTTAACGCCATCGCCTTTTGAATACGGGCGGACTGAGAAGGGGTGTTTGGATCAGCGACAGGCACAAAGTTTACGTTGTCCAACGCTTCTTTAAGGGTTTCTTCCGTCCAAGTGTGCGCAGGGAATTTGTTGTCTTTCCAGAAGCTTGAAGGGTCTTCCTTAAACAAGTCCCTTAACAGTTGAAATTCGCGACCTTGCGCCTGATGCATGCGCTTATGAACGGCGGAAAGAACTTTTGTCGCCTGTTCAATCAACGCAATTGTGGTTCCAACGGGGGCTTCCGTGTTGCCATCACCAATCTGTAGCTCCGCAGTACCAGCAAGCCGTTGCCCGCCCTGTTCTACGTTACCCAACAACTGCATAAACGCGGCGTCAACGCCACGGTATGGAAGTTGGGAGATAATGTTTTGAATGGGTTGACCACCCGTTTCAATAGGCACACCGCTGCCGGGGGCGACGCGAAACTCGTTTGTAAGTTGCCGTCCCGCTTGCTTTGCGTAAATAAAACCGGGAAAGTTTGCGAACATGCCGTTATCAATGCACAACCGCCAACCAGCGGTTAACGCCATTGCTGTATTACCGACAAGGTGTAGGAGACCCAAGCCATAGAAACCAAAACCCGGAATAAAGGTATAATTAACAAAAACACCCTTCCGTAGATAATTGGTGTCTTCTTTCCGCCACCAGCGCCGAATTTCCAGAATTTCATGGGAGACTTTGTCCATAGTCACGCGGTATGGAAGGCGAAGGCCAGTTGGGCCATCGTCATCTTCATGCTCGTAACCCGGCAAGTCCAGTTCACAGTAGCATTCGTAGATTTCACGCTCTTCGTTTTCAATGTTTGCGGTAGAATTAGGCCTAATCCCCTGCATCGATTGGATTTTTTCATCTACGACGCTATGTTCCGGCGCTTGTGTCATAGACAGCGGGATGTTGCGGTACACGCCCAGTAGCTGCATCCGTTTTACAATGCTTGGCGACATCCGAATCATATGCGTTACGCGCTGCGCGTTTTCCAACGTTGTCTCAGCGTTAGAAATGATAATGTCTTTGACATCTACAAACTCAGACACTGGACGGCGGCGTATCGGGCAATGGTATACCTTTTTGAATGCCGTGCCGCCAAAGCCCAGCGAAAAATGCATACGTTCCGTATCCGGATAGTATTCTGACGCGGTAACCGTCAGATAATGGTTCATATCCGTTTCCAGCGCCGTCATTTCAACGTCGGCGACAAGGCTGGACAATCCATCGTTGCGAACGCGCACAGGGCCGTTAGCAGGGAGAAGTTCGCCACGGGCGTTTGCTTGGAAGCGCACAACAGATTCCAGCAAAAGAGGCGAGCGAACGGTTGATTGCCCTTCTACAGCGGTAGAACCGTCTGTTGCGTTGCTCTGAGGGCGTTCAATCTTCGTCCCCAGCAGATCAAGCCCAGTAACATACTGCTGCAACCATTCTTGACGGGATTCATTATCCTGCCGGATCAAACGTGCAAGTTCGGAACCGATAGAACCAAGAGCGGAACTGTCAATTTCCAGCGCAAGATTAACGTCATGGTCATTGCCTTCCGCATCAGTTTTGTCTTTTGGCGCGGGGCCACCAATGCTGATGGTAACGGAACCGTCATCGTTTTCAATTTTAATAACGCTGCTAGGCTTTTGATTTTGTTCAGGTTTAGTTGAACCAAGATCACCAAGCGTAATCTCTTTAGGGTCGTACTGAGTATAGTCTTCCCCAGCAACGGGATTCTGACGAAGACTTAAAGGTGCTGTACGCATTGATTACACCGGATAAAGTGGTTGTGACCTATGGGGTTTGTATATCATACTTTCATGCAAGTCCGCTACCTGTTCAACTGGTTTTTGTGCGAAACCAATAGTGCGCAAGTGTAACAGAGCCTGAGTCATGCTGTCCACCAAATCGTCATGCGCCCCCTTGGGGAAAGATGTCGTCTGGGCAATCAGCTTCTCCGCCCAATCAAATTCCGGCGCAAACACCATCCCATCAGCAAACAAATGCTGGATGGCGTAAACACGGGCGACTTTATCCCCACGCCCCGGATCAACAAGTTGTATCCCCCAATCTTCGCGGGAGAAGTGAACGCGCATTTCCTGAGCGACGGAAAGGCCGGACGCTTTCGCTTCAATCAAAAGTTTATCAATCTTAAACTGTTTGCAAAGTGACCCCACCTTTTTGACAAGCTGGGGAAATTCCAACCTATCCTGCCAAGCGTAGATCAGCATAATGCGGCGGTTATCTTGACGATCCGTCCATACCCCCCAGATTGTCATGGCGGAGTAATCGTTTTCCTGTTTTGCGGTGTACGCTGTATCGATAGACGCTACAACATATTCAAACGGGGGGAATACAGTTTTAGGTATGTCTTCCTTGCCGGAGATAGATTCATCCCACAAAACCCACCACTCGCGCTTGATAATACCGCCACCCTTTGGCTCTGGGCGCTGTTGAAGCTGACCAGCAGCGGAGAAAGGGCCAAGGCGAATTTCAAGGTCTTTGACTTCCGGTTCGCCGAAACGTTCCGGCATGAGAAGTTCGCCTTCTTCGCGATCATCGACGAACCATTGCGTAATGCACTGGCGATCCGGTTCAAACCGCATGGGGAGCATTAGATGCGTCCAGTTCCCCATATCCTTTGCAAGAATATGCCCCGTCAAATCCGCTTCATGCAGCCGCTGCATAATAACAATGAACGCGCCCGTCTTGGTATCGTTCAAACGAGTGGACATAGATTGATCCCACCATTCAATCGTTCCTTCACGGACGGTAGATGATTCTACGTCATTTGCGTTGTGCGGGTCATCGACGATGATGATGTGACCGCCTTCCCCCGTTAGCGCACCGTCTACGGATGTTGCGAGGCGGTAACCGCCTTTATTGTTTTCAAACCGAACTTTGGTGTTTTGATCTGACGTAATGTTAAAACGATCACCCCAAAACTTCTTGTACCAAGGGGATTCGACCAAGCGGCGCGTCTTGATGCTGTCGCGCAACGCCAAGTTTTGGGCGTAGGAGGCGAAGAGGAACTGAACGTGCGGACCGGAGAGCGCCCCTTTATTCCGTTGCGTCCACAGCCACGCGGGAAACGCTACAGAAACCATAGACGACTTGGATGAGCGGGGTGGAACGTTAATGACGAGGCGACGTATCTCCCCGCGAGCAACCGCCTGTAGATGCTCCGCAATCGCTTCCAGATGCCACCCCGGGATGTATGTATTAGGATCAATGTACTTCCATGACGCCTGAAGAAAATCAGCAAGACTCTCTTCGTAGTTAGCGCGAAGGATTTCCATAACCGCTTCATCTGGGTGCTGGGAAAGCACCTCCGCATTAAACTGTTCGCGGATGGCTTCCCTACTCGTCAGAATCGTCATGGATAACTTCACCTTCTATAAGTTTGGGGTTACTCATGCGCGGCGTAAGCTTGTGCAGCATCGCCATGCGCTCTTCATAAGGTAGATTGCTAAAATCAAAAACAACTGCTGGCCTTGTAAATTCATCTTCAGCGGGTTTATCCCGCCAACCCAATTGGGATTTTGTTATGTAGATACCCGCTTGCACGGATGACGGGGTGTCTTTCATCGCTTGCTGGTACAGGTTTTCTACAACTAAAGCATTAGCAATCTGACGCCCGCAGCGGATTTCATTGATGTAGTTTTGTTTTAGCCAAGTCTTTGATACTCCGACGGTGTCCGCAATCTGGTCATACGATAACCCCATCTTGGACAGACCCATGATGGAACGGCGCAAGCGATCATCAACTTTGATTTCCTTACGCTGCCGTTTTGCCCGTGGGGCTTCAACAGTTTTGTAAACGCGCTCTTTTTTCTTTTCCATTGGCTTACGTCCTAACGTTTTACCGCTGGGTGTCTTTTCAAAAAGACGCCGCAGTTTGACTTTGACCCCGTTGATGATTTCGTGCTTGATCATGGGGGCAATATGTTATACTTCTAGTTGAAAGTCAAACAGTGCCATAGGCAAAGGAGGATAATATGAGCGGAGAAACTAAACAGCAATTATCAAACCTTACTGCGGAGAATGCTTTGTTAAAACGTGCTGCCGCACAAGAATTAACGTTGCGGGATAAGTTTGCTATGGCGGCTTTATCTGAATCAATAAATGTACATGGTTGCCTTTCTGGGGATGCCGTTGCTGAGTATGCATATGTTATTGCTGATGCAATGCTGAAGAAGCGCGACAATGAACAAGCGTGATGTTCTGAGGGGTTTGATCTGTGCGCCGCTGGTCATTACCACGCCGGGTCTTCTGATGCCTGTGAAGGCGCTGCCTATTGAACATTTTGCGACGGGCATGTTGATTAAAGGCATGTGGCTGGATGGTTCTTTTTTTGACATTGAAATTGAATACGGTCATTCCGCTATGGACATTGCTGGAATGGATTGGTTTGACGCTGTGGCACGGGTTGACTCCGTGACATATACGGAAAACGCGATGAACAAGATTCGTGACAATCAGGAACAGTTGTTTGATCCGCATCGTCGGTATGATTCCCAAGCTGGAAAGCCAATGCTTCCTTGGTTTGAACGCAAAGCTAATCGTTACGTTCATAACAACGGCATTTACACGTTTGCTGAATTGCGGGAGCAAAAGTTCAAACGTGAAATTTCCCGGAGTTAGTGATCTAAGTACACCCTACGGAGGGGGAGCCACCACCGTAGGCGAGTCGCAATCTTAGACGGTAGGGCTAGACGTGAAACCCTACCACTTGTTCGCCGCTCTGTTGGGGAACCCCGCAAGGAGTCCATCACGACC